TTCGTGTACGAGAACACCATGCCGTGGTCTGACAATGGCTTGCGCCTGCTGCCGACGACGTTCTTCATGGAGTTCAGCAAGCGCATGAACAACAGCGAGGACACGTTCTTCAGCTACGTCGAGGACTTCATCAAGGTCTACCCGTCACTCATCACTGCACAAGCGATGGCGCTTGGTGACATGTTCAGACGCGAGGACTACCCCACACCTGAAGAGTTACAGAATAAGTTTGCGTTCAAGGTCAACTACATGCCTGTCCCCACAGCGGGTGACTTCCGTGTGGACGTGGGCAACGACGCACAGAAAGAACTTCAGGACAAGCTCAACAAGCTCGCAGACGACCGCGTCGAGGCAGCGATGCATGACATACGTGAACGACTCAAGACGCACCTCACGCGCATGCAGGACAGGCTGGGGTACGACAACGTGGACGGGGAGAATAAGACGCGTAAGTTTCACGACTCGCTCGTCACGGGTGCGCTTGAGTTATGCGACATGGTCAAGCACCTCAACATCGTGGGGGACGTTGAGCTTGAGCAAGCGCGTGCAGGGCTAGCACAAACACTCAGCGGTGTGGACGCTAAAGAGTTACGCACTAACCTCGCAGTACGTGAGGACGTGCGCAAGAACGTCGATGCACTCATCGACAAGTTGTCGTTTTAATTTTAACTACAAGGAGAGTAGCTATGTCATACACTACACTTAACCCACGTGAGCGCGTCGTTGCAGTAGGCATCGACTTCACAAAAGATATACGGTTCGCACAACTCAGTTGTGTCGCTGTGGTTGGCGACATCGAGATCTCTGACCGCATACAGTACGCTGCGACTAACGGTCGTGACGAGGTCTATAACCCTGACTTCGTGATGGCGCAGAACCGCAAGCAGATGCGCTACGTCCGTGCACACGAGCTGCTGCACAAACAACTCAAGCACTGTCACGCATACCGTGATGTGTCTAAGAAGTATCCATACGAGACCAACGTGTCGATGGACATCGTGATTAACCTGATGATCGAGGAGATCGACCCACACTTCACGTTCGTCGAGCGTCCGACAGTTGACCTATTCATCGACCCTAAGTATGCCAACTGGGGCTTCCTGCGTATTCTGCAAGATCTTATCAAGAAGGGTAACGGGGGGCAGGGTCAGGGTCAGGGTCAGGGTCAGGGTCAGCCGGTCAACGGTGTGCATGGTGGCTTCGATGCACATGAGTTCGATGAGCTTAGCGATGAGGAGCTTGATGCACTCAAGCCTGTCATCGAGGAGGCAGCACGTCAGGGTCAGTTACTTGCTGAGAAGTTGTCAGCAGGTAACAAGGGTGGGGGCAAGCGTCTCAACATTCAGGCAACGCAGTCACGTACCGATTGGCGACAGCACATGCGCGAGTTCTTCACAACAATCTGTGCAGGGGATGAGAACTCACGGTTCGCACCGCCCAACAAGCGCCTCGCACCACAGGGGTATTTGTTGCCATCACACTTCTCATACAACAAGGGGGACATCATCATTGCCGGTGATACGTCAGGCTCTATGGCAAGACATTACGGTATGTTGTTTGGTGAGATCGCACGTATCGCTCAGGACGTTATGCCCGACAGCGTTCGCATCTTGTGGTGGGACACATCCGTGTGTGGCGATCAGAAGTTCGAGCCACGTCAGTACGCAAACATTGCAGCACTTATGAAACCTGCGGGGGGTGGTGGCACAACCCCTGACTGTGTTGTGCGTCACATCGTCGATAAGCAATACAAACCACGTGCAGTTATCTGGCTAACCGACGGCGAGCTGTATGGCCCTGCGCCGGTGGTCAACGTGCCTGTGCTGTGGGGTGTCGTCAACAACGAGCACTTCGTTGCACCCGAAGGTAAGACCATTCACATTTATGGAGCGATCTAACATGAAGCAACTTGACTTCTTTCAACCAGTGTCAACTCTTTCTAACTATCCCCGCGTGAAGGAGATCCCCATGCCAAAGCTTCCGCAAGTTACGCAAGCAGCGATCAACCAAGCGCTCAAGCTGCTCAGTGCGTCAGGCTGTAAGTACAAAGTCATTGATCCAACTGGCGTTGAGTATGGAGATCTGGAAGTTGTGCAGCCACGCAAAAAGCGTAAGGGTGATATGGAATTTGGTGCGTACTCAAATCACTACAAACCCTATATCGAGAATCTTGCAGTGGGTGATGTGGCAGTTATTCCGATTGATAAGTTTCAGTACGTCAAGTTACTCGGCTCGTTGAGCGCATGGTGCACAAAGAGCTGGGGCAAGGGCAACACCAAGACTTGTAAAGCAGGTAACACGATTCAAGTCTTGCGTTGCGGTTAGTAGTAACGGGGACGCACATGTCCCCATTTATCTGTTCAATAAATCATAGGAGAGTAATCATGGAAGCAAACCAAACCTTTATCAACGCCATCATCAATTCAGTAGTCAACCTTGTCATCACACGTATCGGTGAGCTTGGTCTCGTTTCAGACATACACAAACGTCTTGATGACATCGAGAAGAAAGTTGATGAGCGCAAGCCTGAGCTTGAACAATCACTTGAGATGCTGCTGCAACAGAGCACGTGGTTCGGTGAGCTCATTGCTAAACAAGTTGATATGAGCATTGAAGAACAAGATCTTGAATCACGCATGCAGAACATTGTTGATGAAGCTTTAGAGAATGGTGTGCAGCACATCGTGACTGAGAAGATTGATAACTATGACTTCCAAAGCGCCGTACACGATGCAGTCAACGACATCATTGGCGACTATGACTTCAGTGATGAGGTCTCTTCATGCGCTAGTGATCTGAACTTGGTGTCTGACGACGGATGCCGCGAGATCTTTGAGGAGATGTTTGACGAGCGCTTCAACGACAAGCTCAAGGGTTTAACTGTCAGCGTACAACTACAAGGAGAGTAATCATGGGTTTCACAGCTAACCTCAATCAAGTACACGCCATCCATCATTACGCCGATGCGGACTGGTTCTTCAACAAGATCACACCCGTCAAGTCACCCAAGTGGGACAAGCACGAGCGTCCACTCGGTCGGCGCAGCGCGTGGCATTACAGGCTAGAGCGCGGACAAGACGCAGCCTACTATGACGTGTGCCTGTATCACACCAAGATGATCCGTTACGTCAAGCCTGATCAGTTCGGCTACCGTGAGGTGTACATCCGTGGGCACGACACAAACACATCACGTGCGTTCCTCGCGCACAACATACACCAGTGCTACAACGGTCACGGTGCGCGGTTCACTGATACAGAAAATACAGTGCGCTTCGTGCCGTTCTCACCGCGTGTTAAGTACAGGGAAGAGCATCCGTTCTCAGCACGTCTGGTCTTTGATCCCAACGGCAGACTTGTTGTGGAGCGCAGTGAGCACCTGCCCATCTATCGCGCTACGGTTACGGCTGAGCAGCGTGAGAAGCGTTCAGCGATACGTCAGCAGATGAAAACGATCAACATGATCGCTGCGCTACGCATGGACACATACCGAGCCAACGCAGAGTGGGAGGAGGTAAGCGCATACCATAAGACGTTGGCAGCAAAAACTATTAACAACCTCAAGCATGTCGTACAGAAGTACGGTAACGACCTGAACGATGCAGACTTTGTAACGTCTATTCTTGAGGATCTTGGGCAGAAAGTCTTTGACAATCTGTACTCACACTACCTCACTAAAAACGACCTGATAGTCGGCACTCGCTGGTCGATGGGTGGTCAGCGTTTGCGTGACTCAGCGTCTGCACTTGCGACTAATATAACGGTTAAGCAGTTCACTGCTGCGCTTGAACGTGCGGTGATGCAGGTGTTCAGTCTGGACGGTAAAGATGGACGTGAAGCATATCCAGACTTCCTGCCAAGCAGTGACGTGCCCAAGAAATTCTTTTGGTAATAGGAGAACTTAGTGAAAGACATCAGCGAGCATTTACATAACGCACACGTAGCACTCAAGGCAGTGTACGAACTTGTCAATGAGAAAAAACTAAACGAAGCCATACAGCATGCAGAAGATGCTTTGTTTCACTCACGCTGCGCAGTGTTGTGGCTTAAAGAACGTACTGACGACCCCACAGGAGAATGAACATGCACATCAAGACAACATCAGAAAGCACCAACGTCCTTGAAACATTCAAGCGTCACTGGAGACTGCTCAAGCAGCCGTACCCGTGGAAAGATCCCAAAGTTATTGCAGAGCGCAAGCGTATTGCAGAACTTGATAAAGCGCGTATCGCGTTCAGACTAAGTGGAGGTGTGGAATGAGTTAATAAAAATTGTTGCTTAACTTACGTTGATAAAAACTAATTTAGTACGAGGACAAAATGGCTACAAAGAAAGTTACGGAAAATACCATTCAGATTGTTGAGATGGAAACTCAGACGGTTACGTTTCACGTTGTTGGAACTACACCTAAGATCTGCAACCGCATGCCTGAGAAAGCGTGGCAGCAGTTGTTACTTCCCTCTGGTCGCAAGACTGCCGCTGAGAAAGCAGGATCAATGAAGCACGATCCGTTGGTTGAGTATCGCTCGTCTCCATACCGCATGCCATCAGGTGCTGCAACGGAGCTAGCTGTTCTTGCTACGCAGTTTAAGGGTGCGTTGCGTAATGCTGCGTTGGATATGCCAGGAGCTAAGAAGTCTCAGATTGGACGCTTGGCATACGTGGAGGGTGAGCGCATTGAGATGTACGGTGTTCCTAAGATCTTCTCAAGTATCACTCGCTCAGCAGACATCAACAAAACCCCTGACGTTCGTACTCGTGCGATTCTTCCCAAGTGGGCATGCAAGGTTGATATTACTTATGTGCGCCCCGTGTTGAACCATACCGTCATCTCTAACCTCTTCGCTACAGCAGGTATTACGATGGGCGTGGGTGATTGGAGACCTGAGAAGGGTTCAGGTAACTACGGTCGCTACAAGATTGTGGATGCTGATGATCCTGAGTTCTTAGAGATTATTAAGAACGGTGGGCGTGACGCGCAGCTTGAGGCACTTGAGAATCCTGAAGCATACGACGATGAGACCGAAGAGCTGTTGTCTTGGTTTAATGCCGAGACCAAGCGCCGTGGTTTGAAAGTAGCTTAAGGAGTAAACATGGACAGAGCCGCAATAGCCAAGAGGTTAGAGGAAATTGCGGCCCTCCACGGAGGGTCGCTTACAGCAGATCTAGTTGTGCAAGACGCTAAGAATCCTGAGAGTCCGCTGCATGCTTATTTTGATTGGGACAAAGACTCAGCGTCTTACAAGCATTGGATAGACACTGCACGTAGCTTGATAGCGTCTGTTCGGGTTGTCATAACGACAGAGAAGGTTGTGATCAAAGCACCTTTTTACCTGAGAGATCCTAGCAAGAAGGGTAACGAGCAGGGTTACACCATGCTGACTAAAGTTCGCAGTGATCGGTCTATGGCAGCAGAAGTTATTAACCACGAGGTCGCTCTGATTATTGCTGCATTGCGTCGAGCCAAGAACGTAGCGCAAGCCCTTGACATGGTGGATGAGATGGAGAATCTACTCACTCAGGTCTTAGCACTAAGAAGTAAGGTGGAGACTTAGGCAGGTATTGCAAGGTGGGGTCGGGACTGACGCGGTTGGGTCCGGCACGGCAGGTTGGTAAGGTTCGGTGCGATGCGGTCAGGTTCGTTGCGGCTTGGCAGGTATTGCAAGGTGTGATGGGGTCTGGTGCGATCAGGCGCGGATAGGTTGGGCAGGTGAGGTGGGGTGTATTCCAATCAGGTTGGGTTATTTTGGTGAGGCAGGTCAGGCGTGGTGTGGTGGATGAGGTATGGAGGGATGCGTTTAGGCAGGTTGCGTATGGAACGGATGGGTATTACATGGTTCGGTTCGGCAGGTCTGGTGAGGTTAGGAGCGATCAGGTCAGGTGAGGATTGGTGGGGCAGGTTAGGTGAGGTCGGGATAGGTGTCTTATGACAATTCTGGCAGGTGAGGCGAGGTCGGATGCGAACCGGCAAGGTGGGGTGAGGTTTGTTATGGCAGGTAATTTACAGGAGATTTACATGGAAGATTTTGAAGTAGCACTTAGAGATCAGTTCGCTATGGCGGCTATCACGGGCATCCTTGCGGGTAAGTGGGGACAGATGCCTCAGTACAAACCGGAAGAAGCTTTCGCTGACTTTGCGTACAAGATAGCAGACGCCATGATGAAACGGAGAGAAAAAGAATGAGCATAATGAATCAAAACAAATTAGCAGAAACAATAACGCAACCCGTGTTTGTTCTGTACGGCATACCGTACTTGCCTAGCTACGTGGACAAGCATCGGTGGGTCGGCCCCGGTCGTCCCAGAGACCGTACTGAGTTTACAACTACACAACTTATAGCGAGTGGGGCACGACTTACTACAGCTAACTTGTGGGAAAGATCTTGGACAAAGGAGGTCAAGGGATGGAGAATTTTATAGTTTTTATTATTGGGGTTTTGTTTGGGTTTATGTTCGGTGTGCTGTCTGGTAGACGAAGCATCGTGAAAGAAGCCCAAGCACTTGTAGCGCAAGCAATTATGGAGGTAAGGAAACATGCACGATAACGTTAACCATCCAAAACATTACACCTCACACCCAAGCGGCGTGGAGTGTATTGAAGTCACAGAACATTTTAACTTTTGTATCGGCAATGCTATCAAGTACCTGTGGCGAGCAGGACTTAAAGGTGAGCAAGTTGAGGACTTACGCAAAGCACGTTGGTACATCGACCGTGAGATCGCTCGCATACTGAACAACCAAAAAGATCCACCGTTTATGAGGAAGGCAGATGAGTAGCCAACCGTGGAAGTTCGCCATGCTTGCCGCATGGCTTGAGGGCTATGCCGAAGGCTTGCCTGACTACTGCACATCAGAGAAGTTCAAGATCAAAGAAGCTGCTGAGTTGTTGATGGAAGTTTACGAAGAACGTATGAAAGGAAATGAAACATGGAAACAAGAGATGGATCAGGCATAAGGTGTAGTGAACATCCCGACGCACCGCACGGATTCATGCGTGACGCATCACATAGCGCAGGACGATATGTGTGTGAGTGTGAGAGTTGGGAACCGCCGAAAAACAAACCAATGACAAGAGATGAATGGAAGGAATGGCTTGCAAAGTCTTGGGACGAAGCGCAAGCGCGAGCCAAACACATGACGATGATCAAAACATGGCAAGAGCGCTGCGAAGAACACCCAGATCATGAGGGCATTGTGACTGAGCAAGCTAAAGGAGAAGAACAAGTGGATAGAGAAGCTATTGAAGAAGCGATAGAAGTGCTGGAGGATGCAGGCGCAGATATGCTGATGGAAACAGGCGATAAAAATTACTACATCGAAGCCATTGCCGTTTTACGCCAAGCACTTGTCGATGCCGACGACACATCACAAGAACGTGTTGATGAAATCGTAAAAGCCTTAGTGCTGGCTGATGCGCTAGAAGAACTTGACGTGCAATTCAGCCACACGGGTCTATGCGGAGAAGCCGCCGACGAACTGCGCCGATTGCATGTATGGGAAAAGGCTTACGAAGCCGTATGCGATGAGCGAGATGCGATCATAAGGGATTCAGATAAAGCCCATGCGCTTCTGCGATGGGTTGAGAAAGAGATGCGCTACGC